AACTTAAGTTTTTTAGCCATACCCTCAAACCATGATGAATATGGTTTGTACCCATCCAAGAAATGTGTTTTTATTTCTTCAAAATCCCGTTTCATCGGGTTTATATGTGAATAATCTAATGTTATCTCCTCGTCCTTATAATCCTCTCTATTCAACATATAATGAACTATATCATTACATTTAATGAGTTTTAAATCTCTTGCATATCGAGGGTCACGATACCAGTACATCTCGGTAATCCTAAAGTCGTTCATACCTCGTAACGACTGGTCATAGATAGAATAATATATGGGGTCAAAACCGTTAGGTGTTGATATCACAATCACTTTACCTCCTGTAGAAAGTGACGCCATACACGCAGACCAGAAATCGTTATCTGCTTCAATAAACGCAGCCTCATCAAATACAAGTATCGTGGGGGTATATCCACGAAGGGCGTCTTTAGAAGTTGCCACTGACTTTACCTCACAACCATTAGTAAGTTTGTAATGCCTTTGTGAATTCTTTTCATTAGAAAAATCAACACCGAACCAAGAAGGCCATTGCTCTATAAACGCACGAATTTTACCCGCCATCTCGACAGAGGTATCAAGTTTGTTAGCGATTATAAGTATTTTCTCAGGTTTACTTTTAGATGCGGTTACTAATTTCTTTGATACCCATGCAGATGTTACTGTTGATACACCCGCTTGTCGATACTTTAATGCTATATTCTCTTCAAACTTATCATAATCCTTAATTAAACTTTCTTGGTCAGGAAATAATCTTAAAGGTACATATTTTGACTGTGTATTGTCATAAGTCTGTAGATATGTTCTTAACGCATACGAGGTGTCTTTAACACACCTCGCATACTCTAATAATACTTTTTCTCTAGTTAACGCCATATAGACATTTTAGTAAGAATTTATGTTAAAGAAATACCTAAATCACCTAATAAGTCTGAAAGACCACTATCATCATCGTCATCGTCATCATCACTGTATTGTGACATCGCGTCTTCATATTCGTATCCCTTTAACTCGTCAATAATTTCATCGACCATTTTTGACACTAAGTTTTTACCTTCATCTGAACCTGATAGAATCATTTTAGCTACCTCAAAAAATTCATCAGTAGATAATGATGAAAATCTTGAGAATAAATAATTTTGTATTTCTCTCATATCATCCTCATATAATTTATCAGGATATGATTGTGTGAATTTATCCCATATTACAGGACCTAACCTTAAATCCCAAACCTCATAAGGTAAAGTGTCTGTTTGACCCATAACCATTTCGGCAGCTTTAGGGTCATCTGGTAGACCTTGTGTACCTAAAACCTCATAAACACCTTTTATAAGTTCGTGAACCAACACAGGAAAGAATAAACCTTTAGCCTTAATTGTTGGTGGGTCTGTAGTGTCATCCACTTCTTCTGAACCTTGTACCCCTTCTCCACTACCTGCAGCTCCCATAATCATTTGGTCAGGCATAATCCAATATAGAAGGTCATTAATTGACATTAATACCCCATAAAGATTTAATAATCGAGGGTTAATGGTATTTAACTGTTCCTCAACTAAATGAAACATATAATGACCTTTTTTAGATGCACCTTGTATTAAAGAGTTAATAAATCTTCTTTTAGCCTTTTCTAAATCGAATTTTTCAAAAGCTGCCATAAAATTTTCTAAGTCATCTTCAGCTTCATCAGAACTTATACCAAATTGTTGTTGTACCTCTTCATCGTCAACTTCCTCAGGTTCTGATATCATTTGTGAAGTATCTATTTGCCCCGGCATAGATGTTAATTCAACGTCATATTGAAACGCGTCATCAGGTATAGATAGTTCTTTCTTAACTAAATCAACTGCCAACTGCTCTAAAAATCCTTCGTTATTGGATTCTATAGACTTTACTTCTTGTACTGCCTGCATCAACATCATCTGTAGTTGCATAAATGCGTTTTGTCCTGATATGTCCTCCATACCAGTATAACGCTTTACCTTTTCAACTACCTGTTTAAATCTTTCTGAGGCTACCAACTCGGCAAACGAATTATCAAATTCATCTTCTTCTTTTCCTGGTAATGCAGGATTATCTGATAAAGGAGTTTCACCACTAGAAATCTTTCTTTCTATTTCTCTGTCCATTCTTTCAGGACCATCATATTCTATCTGTTCTTTAATAGAATTAATAATATTTTTTGTCAACTTACTCATCTCTGAATTTAATATTTAAGTTGTTAAACTTAAGGAATTCAGGTAAACCTTGTTCCTCACCAGCCTTCGGTTTTGGACTGTGTTTTGGTTTGTATGGCGTACCTCTTTCCGGCTTAACTCCTGGTTTAACTGTTGGTCTTGCAGGTTTAACTTCCGTACCCGCTTTAGGTTTTGGACTGTGTTTTGGTTTGTACGGAGTACCTCTTTCAGGTCTAACTCCAGGTTTAACTGTTGGTTTCACAGGTGCAATGCTTGGTCCCTGCTCAAGAATATCTTTCTTAGTAAACATCTTACCTTGTGATTTATTAATCAAAGATAAGATACTTTCTTCAATCTGTCTAACCTTTTCTTCCTTACTTTCTTTTTTAACGCAATTTGGTACCCTCTTACCAAACATAGTCTTCATTCCTTTCTTTTCATAACCCTTCCAACATTTAGTACCTTCGTTTGTTTCTTCGAACATACCTAATGTAGTAATAGGTGTTTTCATTTTTTTCTTCGAACTACCGAATAATTCTTCTAATACTTCATCTTCATTTATATCTCCAAAGAACTCTTCGTTAGCCATCATTTTTCTATTATTATCAGAATCATCATCCATACCATCAGGAGCCATATCATCCGCATCATGAGGCATTTCTTGACCTGTAGCTGTTTGCATCGCTAATTTACCTAATGCATTAGATGAGTCAATTTCTTCTTCCATTTGTTGTGTTACAGTAACTGAACCATCATCATTAGGTGTAACTGTACCATTAACATTAAGACCCCCACTATCTCTTTTCATTTTATCAATTTCAGTTTTACTATACGTTGTCTTTTCTACAGTAGTAGTTTCCGCTTCTTCAATACTTTCGTATATTTTATTAATATGTAAATTAGACATCTTTTTAATAGTTTCATATGAGAAACCCTCCTCAAGAAGTCTTACGATTTTTTGTTCTTTATTCTTCATGGTTTACAAAACTTTTCTCATATGAAAGGACAATATCTCTTTCATATAATTTATCTTCTACGGATTTAATTGTATCTCCATATCTGAAGACCAATCTTTTATAGTTACTATCAACTACAAACTCAGAATCGGATTTTTCCCATCCTAAAGATATAACACCTTCCACTGCGTCATAAACAGAAAAAAAGTCGGAGTTTTGAACTAGTTCCAACTCAATATCTGAGTTTCTCAAAACACCAACTTTTTTAATATATTCAATATTGGGAGGTAAAGGTTTTCCTGAAGCTGGTTCAGAGTCCCAATCTTCACCCCACACTTCTTCTACGTCAGAGAATATAAACTCATAGATATTATCCCCTTTATAGTTGGGACCCAATTCGTTGACGTAGACTAACCTCATAATAATTCCCCATTAGGTGATACTTTCAACTGTTTACCGTCAACCTCAAATACTAAGTTACTTTTGTTTGTTTTACCTAAAAACTTAGAATTTTTATTTTCTTTCATGATAAACTCTGAAGTTAATTCTTGCTCTAAAGTTTCAGACATTTCTTTAACTTCAGACTTAACTTTAACTTTATTTACTTTTTCTGTGATAAACTTTTTTATGTTTTTTGACTCAGTTTCTTTTTTTTCTTCTTCTGAAATTATGAAATACTTTGATATTACCTTATCAATCTTAGATTCAGTAAAGACTTCGTCTAAAACATTATTAATTCCATGACCTTCACCTAATTCTTCATCACCCACAGGTTCTTCTTCCATATCTAAGTCTAAATCTAACTCATCACCTTCTTCATCACCTGCTTCTATATCAAGTTCTCCCTCAACTCCGTAATCAATTTCCTCATCCTCAAAATTAGCTAAAACATCCTCCAAGTCTTCTTCTGATAAGTTTTCTAAATTCACGGCAGATATAACTGAATTTAAAACATACTTAATGTCTTCAGAAGATAGTCCTTCTTGAGAATCTAATGTTCTTAACTTTTGACCTAACTTTCCTGTTAGTTTTTGAATTAATTTAAAAGAAATATCTTCTTCCTCTCCTTCAACACCCTCAGGTTCTGACTCATCACCTAAATCCATATCTAAATCTAACTCTTCGTCACCTTCAGGAGTATCTAAATCCAAGTCTAAATCTAAATCTTCACCACCCTCTTCAGGTGCGGGTAATGCCTCAGGTGCATCTCCCATGTCGCTCATTTCAGATTCAGGTGTTTTTAAAACAAACTTTTTTTGCTCACCAATTAAATTAATATTTTCACTATGTTCATGTAGTCTATTTAATTCACCAGCTAAAAGGTTTATTTGTTTCATTGCCTGAGAATATGACCTGTGGTATTTTCTGTTTTTCATTGGTTCACGATAATCCATTTCGGATTCGTTAATTCCTGACTTTATAATGTATCCATTTTTTTCATTTACAATACCGTAATAATTACCGTCAGCTAATTGAATTGTATAGTCGGCTTTACTTTCATTTATATTTTGTGAAGGCTCGTTATAACGAGCAATTTCAAGGATACGGTTAATTTTCTCCATACCTTGTAATTTTTCACTTCCTAAAGGGTTTAAATCTGCCATATTTTTGTTTTTTTAAAATTCGTTAATTACATAAAGACACCATTTCCTCCAAGTTTCACGCTTCCACATTGAATTCTTTCTTGAGTCTCCCAAGTATTACCTGAGACGTATACTTCCACAGTTGCCACTGGATGTACTGTGGGTGTACTACCTGAATATAAGTTATACGTTGTTGACGCGCTTTGGGTACATGCTGTAAAACCTGCCATGATGATATTTTTATAAATAAATATGTGATAAATTAGTATTTTCTAATATTTACTATCTATTACTTTAAATTTTCTTGTATTGATAGACTCTTATCTATCAAATTATTTTTATAATCAAAAAGTTTTTGGATATACCCGTTACGTCTTAAAAATTTAAAAACTAAATTTTCGTAAGAATATTCACCTCCTTTTTCAAGACCACTCGTCCTAAACTTTTTTATTTTATCTTTAACCGAGTCTAGTTTTTCAACAGAGTCGTCTAAATCACCAACTTCCAAATCCTCAATAGTATTATCGATAATTTCCATCCAATGATGTGATTTATCTTCTATTTTTTTTCTGTCTATTTTAACTTCTTTTGCTACTGGTTGTTTTAACCATTCATCATATAATACTGAATAGACACCTGTAGACATATGTGGTTCATTCATATCTTGAACATACAATTCAACTTCATAACCTTTTACTGTAATATCGTGTTGGGAATTAAAAACAGTTCTTTTTAAATTAAATAAGTCTTTAAATAGTTCTTCTTGTTCTCCCGACTCTTTAAAATCATAAATTATGTGTAAGTCGATATCAGAATACTCTGACCAGTTAAAATTAGCTAAAGAACCCGTCATTGTTACGTCCTGTATAAAAATATCAAAACCTAAAAATTCTACGAATTTATTCGCAATATCTAATAACCCATCTCTTATTTCTGGTTTCATTTCTGATGACTCTACGTCAGCATAATTTTCCCAAATCTCAGGATTCAAAGTATCTTTAACGAAAAAACTACTGATTATATTATCCATCTTT